GCCGGTGCATTATGTCTATACTGGAAATATAAATCTTGCCTACCAGTTCTTGCAAGATAATCTGTGCTGGCAGTTAATGTACGGGCAGAAGTTGTTCCAGTTATAACATAAAAGACTTTGTCGGTATATGCATAAAAAATTTGACCTACTGGATAGTCATTGATATTTGGTTGAATCGATGCCTGTGTTGGATAAAGATCCACTACCAATGTATTATCTAATATTTGGTAAGTTACGAAACTGTCGTAACCGTAAGTTTTTTGCAGGTAAACATATTTGTCTAAAGGATTTACAGTTGGTTGAACAACTTTGTCAAAAATATCTGGGTTGTCTGGGACTCCGTCATCATCTGCATCACTGTATGTAACAAGGGCTTTACTTCCGTCAACATAACCATCCGATTCTGCAATTTGTCCGTAGATATACCAAAGTATATTATTTGTATAAGGTGATCCTGTATCTGGATCACCGTTGACTTTAAGTATGTTCACACTGTCATTTACTGTTAGACCAGTAGTACTATCGAAAATCTTAAAACTATCATCAAAATAAAACTTAGTTTCCGAAACACTTTGTATGATGTAACTAAGCCCCCTTGATGAAACCGTATAAACTGTGTCATTCAATGAAAAACTTAGCAACCAACTGCTGTCAAGGTTCAAGCCGGATTCAGAGCCTTCATTTGTTTGACTAAATGCTCCTGTAAGATCTATATCTTGGGCCGTGACTACTGCATAAGTTTGCGTTCTTTGATTATAGCGTATTCCAAACTCACTGTAACTACTAATAAGGTTTACAATTTGTGTTATAAAAGAATCACTGAAAGAATTACTAAATGCCGGAATAACAGTTGCCGCGATCGCATCAGTTGGTACATTTTGACTCAAACTAACTGCCCCGGATCCATCACTAAGAGTGCCTTGTGCTCCATTGCCTACCAGCCTTGTAACTGTAACATATAATTCTGATCTTCCATTTTGTGGAATCACTCCCGATGCAGGAATATCTGTTATTTGATTTTCTGTATTGAAATATTTTCCCGATCCAGGAGTAAAAATAATCAGACTGTTTTCAGTTATGTAAAGATTATTATTTGAAACACCAGAACCTACCTGCTGTGCTGTACCAGCAGAATTTTTAAAATATCCTGTGCTTGAACCTGATCCTAAGGTTGTTCTTGACCAGTATAGATCTGTTAAACTGAAACGATTAAAATTATCATAATAAAAATGTAATAATGGTTTGCCTCGAATTATTGGCAAAATATTATTGTTTATTATTCTGTTAATATCGTTTGTTGTACTCCACGTAAAGTCAAAGCTACTGGCGCTGTCTTCTTCGTATAAAACACCGTCATCTGCAAAAATGTTTGTGCTACTGTATCTACCTGTAGTATCTAAGACGTCCAAATACCTACTTACACCGCTACTAGATCGATTTACTGCTTTTACTTTACTAATTGTGTTAAAGTATGTGTAAGGAAAAATGTTGTAATCTTCACCAGTAACCATACGATTTTGTGTATAGTACTGCTGAGGTGCTTTAGACTTAATTTCTGTATTACTTTCTCTTGCAGTAGCATTAGCAACTGTATACTTCAGGCTCGCAACAATTGTTAAGGTTTCTAGCCTATTAGCTCTGCTAACATAAGGAATATTGATAGCAATGCTACGCATGTTGTCGGGAGTAATTTTGTAACTTAATCCAGTGCTTGTCCTAAAATAAGTTCTAAAAGTACCTTGAGGAATGGCACTAAAAGTTCCATCGCCAAAAACAAGATCAATTTGATCATTATTTCTTGTTGTTACTTGAAAGCTTTTTCTTGGAGCATTATTGTTATAGATTATGTTTACACCGTTTACACTAGGAATTTTGTTCCATTCTTGTCTTACTAAACCTTGATTGTTTAATTCATACAACCACACATCTGTGTTGTTAATATTATTGGTATTGACGTTTACTAAATTGTTTGGGATACTTTCTGTCAGATTAAATGTCAGATTTTGTAAGGTTCCTTGTTTGAAATAAAAGAAAAATCCAGTATTGTTGCTGCTATTCCCTAAACTGTCATTTCTGTATAAGATATTAAATGGTTTTCCAACTTGCGGACTGCTTTCATACACATAACTTTGACCCTGTGATGTTGCACTAACAACTTCAAAACTCATGCTGGCATTTTCTACTTGACTGCTAAATCCGTAAACTGGAATAGTGCCTGGAGGAATGTTAACATTGTATTCATCAGTCTGAATACTTCCAATTTCTGCGCTGTTTGCAGGATTACCTATATTCTGATTAACAGGAAGTGCTGCGTTTAGTACAGTAACAAACTGCTCGTACCAATTTGGGTTGGTATTATCATTCCATGTTACAACAAAATTACTTAAATCTAAACCATTACTGTCTGTAATCTGTTCTGTAGTTTGCACACTGTCAAACTTTAAAAAGCCTGTAGCAGTTTGATTACGCTTTGGCACATAACTGATGAGGCGTGCTAATTTTAAAATGCTGTCTCTGCGTTCAGCAGTGTCAATGAAGTTTTCGCGAGCATTTAAGTCTGTGCGGAACGCTAGACTCTGACCCATGAAAGCAATAAGGTCGATTAGAGCAATGTATTCGCTGCTTTCTGTATAGTCGTTGAAATCTTCAGGATAGTATAAACGCAAGTAGTCCAGCATGGCTTTGCGTAAGGTCTGAAAATCATAGGCTTGAAAGTCTGCTGCTCTGAAACTTTCGTATACTTTAGTCCAGTCTTGATTGACTAATAAACTGCTCTGTCTCGTGGTAGTGGCCATACTTGTTCCGTTTTAGATATTTATCTGGTTGAAAAACCGATGTTTTATTGGAACTGATAAGCAGTTCTGCTTTGTTGATCAAACTGTAATTGTAATCTACTGGTTTGATTAGATTGAATGTAAATTAAATCTATTTCTATCTGGATACCGCGATCATACTCAGTTACAATAACATCTTGTGCTGCTAGCCTTGGATCGTAACTAATAATGCGTTTGACGTCTGACATTATAGTGGCTTTTGTATTTTCATTTAAGGGCTCAAAAATCATGTCCCAGATAATTGTCCCAAATTCAGGATTCATTAATTTTTCACCCTTACGTATATTAAAATAATTTGTAAGGTCTTGTTTCACTAACTCAAAGTCAACTAATCTAAAATGTTTAGATCTTCCAACTGTGCTAAATCCTTTATATATTGCCATAATAATATTTATGAAGTATTAGGTACCGGACTGGTGGACGCAATTTGTTTACTTGCATCGCTTTCTGCCAACAGAGGAACCCTTGTTTGCCCCCAAACACCTAAATTATAATATGTAGAAAGTTGTGTACCGTAGCCGTCATTAAAATCTTTACCTGTTTTGGCCCATGTGTAAACATTTCCGGTTCCGGCAAGATGGCTGGCACTTAGTAATCCAGCAACCTTATCTGAAGTTGTGGTATCATCAATTAAGCCTTGGTTTTGTAAGCTTGCATAATTTACCTTGGTATAATTGTACATCGCTAGTTCTTGTATAGGCCCATTCCTTCTAAACACATCGGCACTGGTCACACCCTGTAAACCTGTCCAATTGTTAGGATTATTCAACGCATCAGGTGTTTGTGGTGTTCCGGGTTTAACATAGCCAAGGGTAATAAGTGCCTGCGCACCAAACTGATATTTTCCTTGATATCCTAACGTATTTTCAATATCGTATTTCCCCCCGCTTTCGGTATAACCAATTTGAGCAGTATAAGCACGGAATTGACTTGTATTAAGTTTGCCTAAACTCCTTCCATCGTTAGGTTGAGAAATGAAAATGCTGTCAGGCGCTGTTTTTGTAGGATCTACTGCCAAGGCTGCTGCACTGTCTACCCCAGGAGTAAGACCAGTGGATCTAACTGGGTTCAGGGTGTTGCCTTCAACATCTGTCTCATTTAAAGATAAAAACTCGCTTGCAATGCTTTGTTGTTGTTCAATAAGTTGTGCTACATTTCCTCTGACATAAGGTTCATGAGTTGGCACCCTGTAATTTACTGACTGTAATAGTCCTTCAGTAGCAGTCCAGCCACTGGCTTGGGTAGGAACACTATCAGTCAATCTATATTGATTTATTTTTTGAGGAGGCGTAGGTGGTTGCCCTGGTGAACCCGAATTTATTAGAGTAGGAAATCCTGTAATGCTCAATCCACCTACTCCAGTAATACTGGCTTTAGAACCATATATGCTTACACCACTAGTACCACCTACAGATATTGATTTACTATATTGTCTAATAGATTGTTCTGAGTTTATAGAAGTTCCTTGGTTTTCTACTTTTAGAGCACGACTTTTAATTTGAACATCTCCGCGAGAGTTCATTGAGATGTGTTGATCACTGTGCATCATCAGGTTACCTCTGGTTCTAATACTCAGATCTCTTTGAGCATAAACCAGTATGTCACCTTCTTTTGTTAGTTCGACCCAAGCAGTGCCTTCACTATTAGCAATATACATGAATCCGTCTGTGTCATTCATGAATATTTGATGACCTGAAGCACTTTTTAATTTTACCAGATTACTTTTGCCATAGATATCACCATCGTCCATAGTGAGACTGTGGCCACCAATTCTTGTTTTTACACTAAATTCTGCTGGATTAAATTCACCTGAAGTTAATTTTTGTTGTAGGGAGGTATCGTTTGCTGGGTCAGGCAAAGGTCTACCTGGCGTACTAAAGCCAAATACACTACTTATAGGATCACGCTGAATACTACTGCTAATGACTCCGCGACCATTTGCATCAGTGTCTAGTCCTTGTCTTACTAATCTTGCAAATTGAGGAACATGTAACGGGCGCAGTGTTTTGTTTGCCCAATTACTAGCGAAAGGCGTTGTAGTATTTTCATTAAACTCGCTAACGGGATATGTCTGCCCTGGTCTTAAAAAAGAAACATAGTCTTGGGGCACACTTACAGGGTCTATCTTGTCTAAAGGCAATCCTCCAATTGAAGGAATCATATTTTTACTAAGATTAGGGTTTACGCAGGCAAACCAATATCCCGGTTGTGAACCTCCATTAGGGAAACAGCATAGCACGATATTCCCAACATCTGGAGGAGTCATGAAGAATCCATATGACTGTTGAGTGTTTACGAAATCATTCTGAACATTAGTGGCGCCGTAGTAAGAAGGGCCTGCAGTTTTGCCCATAAATGGACTTGCATAATCTACTGTGCGCCATCCTTTTGGATCTGTAGCAGTATTGGTACTAAATCCTTCAATATAAACCTCAAGTCTTCCACTACGAGTAGCAGAATCTATTTTTTTAACTAAGCCTTTGTAGATCGACC